TACAAGAAAACGATATTATTCTTTTAGATAATTTTACAGCTATAACTAATTCAAATTATTCTGCATCAGATTTTGATGATAAAAAATTTATGGTAGCAAGTGTACCTACATCTACTACTTTAACTATTACAATGCCATCAGCTGAGACTGGATCAGGAGCAACTACATCAGGTGGTATTAGAGTTAGACATTATTATCCAGTAGGACCTGCAGAACAATTACCTGGTTTTGGTTGGGGACTAGCTGCGTATGGTGGAACCGTAACAGGTGAAGCAACGACTACTTTAAATGGTGGTATTAATGCTATCACAACAACTATTGTATTAACAGATGCATCTTTGTTTCCAAGCTCAGGTACAAACTTTGTACAAATAGGATCAGAAGAAATTTCATACACAGGTATAAGTGGTAACACTTTAACAGGAGTTACAAGAGGAGTTAGAAACACAACTGCTGCAACACATTCTAATAGTGCAACAGTAATTAATAGTTCAGATTATATTGCATGGGGTGAAGCTGCATCAGGTGACTTAGTTATAGATCCAGGTTTATGGTCTATCGATAATTTTGGTGATAAAGTAATAGCACTAATTCATAATGCACAAGTGTTTGAATGGGATTCAAATGCACTAGGAGCTGTTAATAATAGAGCAACTATTATTGCAGGTGCACCAACAGCATCACGTGATATGCTAGTATCAACACCTGATAGACACTTAGTATTCTTTGGAACTGAAACAACCATTGGAACACCTTCTACACAAGATGAAATGTTTATTAGATTTTCAAACCAAGAAGATATTAATACTTATCAACCAACAGCGGTTAATACTGCAGGTACACAAAGACTTGCAGATGGATCTAAAATTGTAGGTGCGGTTAGAGGTAGAGATGCAATCTATGTTTGGACAGATACATCTTTATTTACAATGAGGTTTATTGGTCAACCATTTACTTTTGGTTTCCAACAAGTAGGAACTAACTGCGGATTAATTGGACAGAACGCTGCATTAGAAGTTGATGGTGCTGCATATTGGTTTTCAGAAAACGGTTTCTTTAAATACTCTGGTAATCTTGAAACTATGATTTGTTTGGTAGAAGATTTTGTTTTTGATGATTTAAATACAACAGCTAACCAATTAATAAACGTTGGACTAAATAATTTATTTGGTGAAATAACTTGGTTTTATTGTACATCGGGATCAACAATAATTAATAGATGTGTAACTTATAACTATATGGATTCGTCCCCTCAAAGACCTGTTTGGACAACAGGAAGTTTAGCAAGAGGAACATGGCAAGACTCATCTGTGTTTGGTCTACCTCATGCAACATTTTTTAATACAACTGATGATGCATGTTTTGATGTAGTTGGAAATACTGAAGGAAGTACAATATATTTTGAACATGAAAAAGGAACGGATGAAGCACTAGCAAATGGAACGAACACAATAACTTCTAATATTGAATCAGGAGACTTTGATATTACTCAAAGAATTGTGGGCAGTCAAATGACTGGCATTGCTGATTTTAAAGGAGATGGTGAATACATTATGAAGATTAGAAGATTTATACCTGACTTTTTAGCACAAACAGGAAATACTCAAGTTACACTACAATTAAGAAATTATCCAAATAGCTCCCAAGCAAGCTCACCACTTGGGCCCTTTACAATTACAAGTTCTACTGATAAGGTAGACACTCGTGCAAGAGCACGAGCTATATCTTTAAAAGTAGCTAATACTGGTGCTTCTCAAAGCTGGAAGTTAGGTACTTTTAGATTAGACACACAACCTGATGGAAGACGATAATGGCAATTAATGATATTTTAGTTAGAGATTTATCTTTACCAAGTAAAGTAAGTGATTTTCGTGTTACCGCAGCAAATCCATTACTAAATCAAACAAGTATATTAAGTGCTAGAAATATTATGAATCAACCTGGTGTTACAAATATAGAAGGATCTTTAATTCCAGGAGATAGGCCCATACCTTCTTACGAAAACTACGAAGACCTAATAATGAATCCTGATAACATGCCAAATAGATTACAGAATCTAGAAAGATTTGCGGACAACAGATTTGAAGACTCTGAAGAAATACCAGGTTTTAATTTTATAAATGCCCCAACAAGTTTAAAGAGCCGAATAAATAATCCTCAATTTTTAGATAATCCCAATAGAGGAGTTATTGATAATTTAATTTTATCAAGAGGTAATTCTGATGCGAGTTTAATAAATAGAACTAAAGATATAGGTAAGAAAGGTTTAGATATAAGTAAACAAGGTATTTTAACAGCATTAGGTTTTGCTACGGGTATACCTTTAGGTATTCTTGGAATGTTACCTGAAAGAGATCCTAGACAAAATGCTGTAGATGCTTTTTATTCTGATCCAAATACTATAGGATTAATGTCTCAAATACCAGGAATGGATCAATATAATACTGTATCAGGTGGTTTATTTGGAACAGATACAACTTATGGATTAGGTGGAGCTATTGATAAAAGAATAGCAAGAATACAAAAAACTTTAGATAAACAAAGAAAAGATAAAAAACGAAAAGAATCAGTAGCTCTTCAACAAAGAGTAAGAGATTTACAAGAACTAAAAATTAGAGAAGATAAAGCACTTGCAGATGCAAGAGCATTAGCGCAGGCCAATAAAGAAATTAAATCTCAAGGATATAGAGATTATGGTCAAGGTGCAGCTAGTCAAGCCACTCAAAGATCTTATGAAGCACCTGATGGAAGTTATGGTGGAGCCAGCACACAGGATTATGGTGGTGGAGAATAATGGCAAAAGTAACAGTAGTATTTACCAGACCCAGTAAAGAATATAGACAACAAGATGCTGATTCTTTAGTTAGAGATTTAGACGGATTAATTGAGAAATTAAACTCTACATTTCAACAAGAATTAAGAGATGAATCACAAAGATTTACTTGGTTTACCTCATCAAGCTCAGGAGTAAATAATGGCTAACAGATATAAGAATGCTCAGTTTGATTTAACAACTACTGATTCTACAGATATTTATACTTGTCCATCAGAGTCAAGAGCTATTATACAAAACATACAAGTTGCAAATGTAGGTGGTTCTAATGTAGAATTGAAAGGTTTTGTATTTGATAGTTCTGCATCAAAGTCTTTTCAATTTGCTGAACAAACTGTAAATACAGGCACATCTAGATCATTAAATAATGGAACTGTTATATTAGAAGAAAGTGACAAGTTACAATTACAAGCAGCTACAGCTGATATATTTGAAGGCACAGTATCAATACTAGAATTTGACAGAACATAGGAGGAAAATGCAAGTCATAAAACCAGAGAAAATAATAGAAACAATAACTAACCTTAAAACAGGCGAGGAATATAAAAACGATAATGAGTGGAAATCTAAGGGTATACCTGAAACAGATATTAGAAGAGATGTAAAAGTTATTATGCCAAGCCTTGATATTTTTGGGAAAACAAAATAAGATAGATAAACTATGGCAATTTCAAGATCAGATATGAACAGGCAACTTCGAAACATGGGTGGAATCATGAGTTTAGAAGAACCTAGACAAGGATACTTTTTAGGTAAACTTGTAAAAAAAGCAAAGAAGACTGTAAAAAAAGTTTTTAAAAGTCCTATTGGTAAAGCTGCTATATTAGCAGGTGGTGCAGGTTTATTAGGAGGCATTGGTCCTTTTGCTGGATTAAGAACTTCATCTTTAGGAAAATTTTTAATGGGTGGTAAATTAGGTGCTGGTGTTTCAGGTCCTACAAGATCAGGTATATTACAAAAATTTTTTCTTAAAGATCCTCGTGGAGGTTTTTCATTAGGAAATTTAATGGGTAAAGGATTAACTACTGGAGGACTTGCTGCAGGTATTGGAGGTCTATCGGGACTTGCTGGATTAGCACTTGCTAACGAACAAGATGAAGAAGATGAAATAGATATTTCAGATATTGATAGAGGTGAAGGAATGAACATTGCTGATATAGTTAGACGTGCAAAATTACAAGATCCACAATTTAGATTTTTACCTCCATTACAATTTCAAAATCTTGCAGAAGGTGGTGAAGTAGGTGGAAGAAAAATAATGGTAGATAGATTAGAAGTAGAAGTAATGCCAGATGAATCTGAAGAAAGAGCTATGTTAGATGCAATGATGAATGACATTGATGAAGTTATGCCTGAAGATAGAAAAAGAGAGTTTTACAAATTATTAATACCTTCATTAAGAAGATCAGGTGAAATATCTGATTCGGAATATAAAGGATTAATGGGTGAATTATTTGGAGAGGGTAAAGCTGAAGGAGGAATCATGAACCTTGGAGGTAATGAAATGGACCTTAGAGGCGGTGGATTTGTACCATTAGGTGCTAAAGAAAAAGCAGACGATGTGCCAGCAAGACTATCTAAAAATGAATTCGTAATGACCGCTGATGCTGTTAGAGCAGCAGGTGGAGGAAGTGTTGATAAAGGCGCAGATAAGATGTATAGTATGATGAAAAATTTGGAGTCTCAAGTATAATGGCAATAACAGAAACTAGATCATTACCCGCACAGTTTATAGAAG